CGCATTGTCAGGGATAGCTTCTTTAACTCCTAATGATAAAACTAGAGCAGACAGACGTGATAAATTATTTGATAAAGTAAGAAGCGCATTGTCAGGGATAGCTTCTTTAACTCCTAATGATAAAACTAGAGCAGACAGACGTGATAAATTATTTGATAAAGTAGGAAGCGCATTGTCAGGGATAGCTTCTTTAACTCCTATTATGTCTAATCTATTTACTGGTAGACCTGAAACAGTTGATGCAGTATATAATCCTTATGCTACTAGTATTAGTAATACGATGCGTAGACGTAGATATGATATTAGTCCTGCTATTGAAGATTTAAACCGTAATAGAGCTACTAGTAATTATAATGCTAGTCAGATTAATACTAGTACTGGAGCTAATTTAGCTTATAGATTACAGTCAGCTGTTAATACTGACAGAGCTATAGCTAGTTTAAGATCTCAAGAAAGTAATGTTAACAATCAGTACTTAGGTGATTATGCTAATACTATGAATAGTTTAGGACAGCAATGGGTTAATGCTACGAATATGGCTAATGCTCAGAATAGAGCTACTGCTAGAAATATACGTAGGACTGGTTTAAGTCAGTTAAGTCAATGGGCTCAGAATAGAGAGTTAATGCGTAATCAGAACGCTAGAGATATGGAAATGTGGCCTTTGTATCAAAGATTTTTACAAGCTGGTTTTACTGAGGATGATCTCAGAGCTATGATGAATTCTAATCGTAGTACAATAAAAAGAAAAGGAGGTAAATGATGCAAGCTAATAGATACGATAGAGCTGCAGAAGCTCCTATAATGAATACCTATGTACCAATTAATTTTGGTGAATTGTATAGAATAGGTTAGGCACAAAGACAAGCTGTTGAACAAGCTGCTAATGAATTTACTAATACTGTTAGTAAGTTTGGAGAATTTCAATCTCCTTCTGCTGTAGATACTTAGAGATACTACGAGAACTCTTTAGGAAAGATAAGAGACTTAATAGACGAAGCTGCTACTAATCCGGATGCTATGAAGGATGCTAACTTTAGAGCTAGATTGAATTCTCGTATTGCTAATCTTGATTATGCTACTCTTAGTAATTTAAAGCAAAGTAGAGAAGGAATGCTAGCAAGACAAAAGGCTATTTAGGAATTAATGATAAAGGGGTTGTATAATCCTCTTTGGCATGATGTGGATTTCACTAACTATAACACATTAGATAGTGGAATATTTAATGACGTAGCTCCTTTAGCTTATAAATCTGAAGTAGACTTAGTGAGACCATATGTAGATAATCTGAAAGCTAGTTTCATGGGAGTTAAAGATGGATGGATTCATCAAGGAGTTTCTACTGATAGAATAGATTATGAAATACAAAGAAACTTATCTAGTATATAGAATACTCCAGAATATCAAAAGCATTTAGAAGTATTACAAAGACAAGGTCTTAGTAGACAGGATGCTGAAGAGCAACTTAATAGAACACTTATTACAGCAGGTAGAGAATTTGCTTATGACCAAGCAGAACGTGATCCAATGGCTGTAGCATTAGCTAGAAGAGCAGGCGCAGGAAGTCAACAGAATCGTTTACTTAATCTAACTGACCAATTAGAGTTAACAGCAAGAGATACTTTTGCTTCAGCTTTAAAAGATGCACCTACAGTTCAAGATGCTAGAAAGAAACTCAATGATATGTTTACTCTTAGTGCTAAAACTAATAACAGTTTAAATAGTGCAATTAACGATGTTATTGGAACTTTAAGTAGTGGTATAGGTGCTGAGGCAAACGAAGTATTAACTGCTCAAGGAACTCAGACGGGTAAGATGACTTCTCAAGGTTGGAGAGTAGGTAATTCTTCTTCTGAGTTCTTACTTAGAAAACGTCTTGCTGAGAATTTAATGGATAGAAAGATTGGTAGTAGTAGTAAGTTACAAGATGATTTTGAAAAGGGGAAGTTTAAGAATTTCTTAGTAGCTGGAACTCCGAATATTACTACAGATGGTTCAAACATATTCCATAATAAATACATTTTTATTCCTAAATCAGAAATAGATAAAGGTAAATATACAGCTAGAGATCTAGCAGAAGTACAAGGAGATTGGGTAAATCTCGACGAAGATCAGGTAAGAGTAACTGAATCTACAAATGATTATGGTGAAACTAGAACTTCGATTAATACCGCTCTTAAACAAGGTACTTATTTAAGAATTCCAGTAAGTACGGTTGTACCCAGACGCGGTTTAGAAGCAGTTGAGAATGATGCGTTACATGCTAAGAGTAGAAACATAGGACAAGACATTAGAGATGTAATGCAAGCTCAATCTGAAAGTAACAGACTATTTTAATATAATATTATGAGTAGACAATAGAACTATACTCTAGGTAAAAATACAGATAATAATATCGCTAGTGAATACCCTAATTATACCTTACAAGGTGATTATGGGTATTCATACGGTTCTAGATCAGATTATTACCAAAGAAGATTAGAAGATAGAGAGAACGATATAAACTACGATAATAAAACTACTAATGAAGATTCTACAAAAGATAGTAAAAGTAGAATATCTAATTGGTGGACATCTAGAAGTATGCCTGAATTACTTCAGTCTAGTGAAGACGCAGATGATAAGGATAAGAATATCACTGTCCTAGACTATATGTACGATGAAGCTGAGAAGTCTGGAGACATAAAAGCTTTAGATGTATATCGTAGTTTTATGGAAAAGAAGGATCAATCTAAATTAAGTAGATTATAGAATGAAGTTAGAGAGGGTGAAGCTAACTATTTAAATTCTATTAATCTAGCTAAAGATTATCTTACAAGTAAACAAGAATTAATTGATTTACAAAGATAGATTGATTCTGCAACAGATTGGACACCTACGCAAATTCAATCAGCTCAGAATAGAATAATTGAACTAGAAGATAATATTAAGAATATAGAAAATGGTGTAAACCAATTAGATTAGAACGGTAACATCATATATCATCAACCTGGTTTAAAAGAGCTAGCTAGAACTAATCCGTATTTACAGGATATATTCTATGAGACTAGACCTGGTAAATTATTCAGTACTGATAAATTTGGTTCTGTAACAGACTTATGGAAATACTATAGTTTCGACTGGCTAGCAGAAGATTATATTGGTGATCTTAATCCTGGTAATAACTTTAAGCATTTACTAGCTAATGACGGTATAAACGATGCAATCTTTGGGAGAACTCATCAACTATCTCCAGATCAAATAGAATATATGTGGAGTAGTAAAAACCAAGGCAGCAATTTAGCAAAGCAGATTGAACAGCTTAATAATGCTGAAAAGGTTGTAAGTTCTCGTTTAGCTGATAAAAATCAGCAAATACAAAGTATGATACATACTTTAAAGCATGGTAATTGGTTATACAATCCAAGTAAGATATCTACTGAATTCAGAGAAAGACAAGAGAATAATCAAATATCTGCATTTAATCCAGAATCTTGGATTTATGCATTACCAGAGTTAGGTACTAGTTATTCTGAATTTGAGGCTATGTTAGGACAATTTGGTACTAGTATGGCCGCTAAATGGGCATCTAAAGCTGCCATGGCAGCAGGTTCTGGTGGTACCGCTCCTTTGTTAATAGGCGCAGCAGAATTAGCCACACAAGCTGCGATTACTAATTATACTCGTAATTCAGAAACTCAAGCTGAAGTATTTGATTCATTTAAGTAGAGAGTATTAGAAGGCGCAGATTAGATGAGAATTAATCTTCCCAGTGTAATACAATCTGCCGATGAGTAGCTAAAAGCCAGAGGATTTGATACTTCTGAAATGACAGATTATGAAGTATTAGAAAACGCTTTATCACAGAATATAATCACTCCCGACGCTAATTTTAATTAGCTAGTAAATGATTCTCAAAAAGGTCTAGATGTAGTTAGATAGACTAATCAAGCTTTAATGTTATCTGACTTAGCTCAAGGTATGTTTATGTTTGGTGGTTCATATATGAAGAACTACTTTGGATTATAGAAAGCTGCTAAAAGAGCTGTAGGTAATCGTAATATATCCTCTGGACTAGAAACTGCTGTAATTGATAGATTACGTAAAGATGATTTATATGCAGCAGCTGATGGTATTATAGATCGTACTATTGCTAGAGCTGTAGATAAAGCATGGAAAACTCCTGGAGGTAAAACTAGAGCATACAATGCTATAAGTAATCTTACCAATATTGGTAAGAAACTAGGTGTTTCTTATTTCATGCAAAAGACTGAAGAAGGTCAACAAGGAGTAGTAAGTAATTATTATAGAACTGGTAAGTATGATAATGCTGGAGATTATAGTCTGTTGTAGGGGGCTGCTAATGCATTAAAATTGGCAGGAGAAGCGCATATGGCATACTATGGTATTCACCCAGATGAGAATCTAAATGGTGATGCTGATTTACGTAAATCTATGGATATAGGTGGTTTTACTGGATTATTTATGTCTGGAGTATTTAGTTCACCTGACGTATATAGTGCTACTGCTCAATATCTTACAGATAGTAATCTGAGAGGTTATATTGCTGACGGATATGGTAATGCCGAAAGACAAAATAAAGTAGAGCAGTTTATGAATGCTGCTAGTTCTGATGGGAGAAAAGGTTATTCTAGAATAATCAATAACTTAGAAACTCTTAAGGATAAATTTAAACCTGAAGGTGTTACTAATGAAATGATTGATGAAGACATAAGATTAGTAAACAACATAGAAAGATTATCTAATAATAAGTCTTTACGTAGTATAACTGATGAACTAGGAATAAATAATGATGACTTTATATCTGTAGTAAAAAATGCTGTATATATTCAAGATAGATTAAAATATGCTAGTGAAGCATCTGAAGCTTCTACTAGAGAAATAGAAAGTGTTATTCAGAAAATAAGAGAAGATGCTGACTTAAAAGAAGAAATAAAGCAGCATTATTCTGATTATTTAGCTCGCTATGATAAAAAACGTAGTGATAGAAGAAGACAGATAGTTAATGATTTACCTGCATCTGATATTACTTCTAGAAGTAAAAAGGAATTATCTGAATACGTAGACCAATTATTAGGTGAAAGAAGTGTACTGTCTGAAGAAGAGTATGCTAATGAATTCATGGGCAGAATGGTTGCTGTTCAAGATTACAACGACTTACTTACTCTTAGAGATGAACTTAATTCAAGAAAGCAGGATTTACAAAGACTAAAAGAGGATAAGAATTTAGATGTAAATGTAGATGGTATATCTGGTATTATAAAGTATGTAGAATCTCAGATAGAAGAACGTAAACCAGTTATACAGCGATTCTTAGGAGAAGAAGTAGGAGAACAGGTAATGGATCTTGGATTATCTGTTCCTTTTGCAGATCAATTATCTGTAGCTACCATAAGTAAGTATGTTAATGATGGGGCAAGAGCTGATTTATTCGCTCATGCTTTAGCATATACTACTGGAAAATATGTAGGTGATACTAGATTGTATAAACCTACTTATAATAATCTTACCGAAGAACAGCAGAAGCAAATACTTACTAATGAGATGTAGGCAGACAAGATCAACGGTAAGACTAGAACTTCTGATTAGATTATATAGGATTATGATAACTCTGTAAATGAAGAATGGAATAAAGATGATAAACTTGCTGACTAGGATTTAGTACAGCGTAAAAGAGCTATGTCTGTTATTCAGAAAGATTTACAGCGTAAAAAAGATCAAGAGCGAGTAAGTAGAGAGGAGATAGCTGAAGATACTGGTAATTTAGCAGATATAGAACAAGGAACTCCCAATACTGAAACAAAAGCTCCAGAGGTTGCTCCTATGGATGAAGTAGAGGAGGTTACTATACCAGATGTATAGATAGCTGAATAGGAAATAAGTAGTCTAGAAGATCAACTAAATATGTTAGAGGAAGCTATAGAAGGCTCTCCTTTACAAGATAGAGTAAGTGTAGATGAGGTGGAAGCTGATGTGGAAATGGATGGTGTTACTAATACTAATCAAGATATAGAAGATGAAGTATAGATGCAGAATCCGGCTGAAGAAGTTACATCAGTAGAACCTACAGATATTGCTGAAGAGGCAGAAGAATAGCAAACAGATGATTCTACTGCTGAAGAGTCTTAGGGACAACAGGAGGAAGTAGACGATGCTCAATTTGCTCCTGCTGAGGAATCACTACAGGACGAGGAAGAAGGATCTGCAGAATAGCCTACAGTAACAGAAGTAGAAGATACTCCTGCAGCTTCAGATATTGCTCCTCAAGTAGAGAATCCGGTAAATATTACAGAAGTAGAAGACACTCCAAAATCTGATGAAATTTTTTATGATGCTTAGAATGATTAGCTAGTGTACATGCCTGATGGTAATCCTGAAAACGGAATACCTGTAAATGACCAAGATATATTAGAACAATCTGCATTTGAAGAATCATGCGATTTTGATTCCAGATTGTAGGGCCCTTCTTCATATTATAATAGGTCTACTAATGGTTGGGTAGCTGCTAGAAAGAAATTCAGAAGATTACATATAGCTAATACTTTCTTCTTCCAGCCTAATACAGATGAAGTTATGCCTATTACTGTAGCTGGTAAATCTGTAAAGTTTGTAGGTAAAGATGGTGGTAAAGTTGATAGAAGACCAGGTAGAGAATTAGCTGATAATTTAGCTATTCCGGGATGGTTATCAACTGCTGATGATATATACTTTGTAGTTACATCCTTTAAACATGACATGTCATTTGATAGTGCTATAGATAATTTAGCTATTCACGTGATGATAGAGAAGGATGGTAAACTGTATAATGCATCTGTTAGAGCAATCAATTAGAGTCTGTATGACCGTATGAGAGATACGGAAATGACTTAGGGTGAAATAGATGAGTAGATATAGAAGTTAAGAGAATTGAGAGCTAAGATAATTAAGGCTTACGCTCCAGAATATTCTACTACTAAAACATTACCATTAACTGCTAGGAAGCATGTTAAACCTGTAGGAATAAGAATAAGTAACGGTCAGCTTGATAATCAAGTAGATGAGGCAGGATTACCAAAGTTTAGAAAGCTAACTGAAGTAAGTGATTTTGGTATAACAGAAGATGCTATTGCTATGTCTGAACAAATAACTAGTGGAGATATCCAGTTTGGATATGGTACGGGCCCATTTGGTGTTGATCCTTTCTCTATAGATGATATGTTTACTAGAGATAAGACTGAAACACAAGGTATAGGTTATGCTGGTAAAATATACTTTATACCTAAACCTGAGAATACTCCTTCTGGTACTGCTACATTGCCTATTATGTTATCTGAGGAATTGCATAGAATATCTGGAGTAAACAATCCAGAGCAGGTTAAATTAGCCTTCAATGCGGATGGCACTCAAAATGTAGATGAGCAAGGAAAGCCCATTACTCCTTCTACTGCTGAGTTAATATTTAATATTATTACTGGTCGGACATCAGTAAGAGGTTCTAATGCTAAGGTAATTGATTCTTTCTTATTGTCATTATTAGCTAATAGTGGCTCTAATACATTTACTAATGGTTTAGAAGGAGTAGAAAGAGTTAAGTATAATTTCTTAGTAAGAAAGCAATTAGGTATATATACTGATGATAAAGGTAATAGATTCTTTGTTAACGGGTATCATAGTGAAGATGCTACTGTATATACTCAAGATGGTCCTAGAACTGAAAAGAGATTCAGTACGCAATTTACTAACTTAGCTACTTTAACAGATTTTGAAAAGAGGAGAATAGTATTCTAGATTTCATAGAATATACACTGGAATACTGATAAGGACGTATTAATGTCTGAATTCCCTCAAGAATTTATAGACTTATTGGTATCTATAGCTAATAGTTCTCCTAATCTAGTAAAGGATGAAAACAGTAGAATACCTATATTCTCTAAAGACTTAACGTTTTCTTTAAAAGAAATAGGTTATACTTTTAAAGACGGTAAGGCTGAAAAAGTATCTGATTCTCCTTTAGTAATTACTTGGGCTATTAATAATGGAATATTAAAGACAGATTTAGGTGAACATGCATTTTATGCTCCATTTATATATGCAGATGATGCTACAATAAATAGAGAAGAATTATAGAAACAACAAGACAAACCTAAACCTACTGTTAATACTCAAGATAAAGTAATAGAAGATGTAAGCAAACCTTCTCAAGCTAAGACAGCTAGTGGTAAGAAAGTTGTAATTGCAGAAAGAGCTACTCCTGAGAATCTTGAGAAATATGGATTAAGTATACCAGATAATGGAATGAAAGAAAGTCAATACCTTAAATGGGGTATTGTTCTCAATCCTAAGACTGGTAAAAGAGAAGTTACTCTTACTCCAATTAAGTTCTTAGGTGGTCTTAAATCAACTATTAAAGGTAGAGGTAAGTTTAATGAAGATTCTGCTAAGAAATGGTTATTTGATAAGTTAGGTATAGATAGCGATCAGATATTAGTAACAGACCAAATGATTAAGTTTGGGGCTAATGAAGAGGCGTACGGTTTGTTCAGTGTAGTAATGGATGCACTTTCTAACGAATTAATACCTCGTATATCTTTATCTAGACAATCTGGTGCAGGTGTAGAATATCACGAAGCATTCCACTATGTAACTCAAATGCTATTGAGTGAACAATAGAGAACTAAGTTATATCAAGAATATTCTAAATCTAAAAGAAGTGCTAGAAATCTTACTCAAGATGAAGCAGAGGAAGCGCTTGCTGAAGAATTCCGTAATTACGCTAAGGATCAAAACGGTAAAGGTTTATTATATAATGTCATTAGAATCTTTAAGAAGATATATAATACCTTGTACTTCTGGAATTCTCACAGAAATATAATCAGAGCTTTTTTCAAGAGTATAAACGATGGTTAGTTTAAGGATTATAAAGCCTCTAAGCAAGCATTAGAAGATTTCTATAGCCGTAAACCAGAAGGTTTATCTTATTATATGCCTGGTTTATCAAAGGAAGAAGAAGCTAAATTACCTCATATAACTGATCCAGATGTATTCTATCATGCTGTTAATTCTCTTACTAGTGGAGCGTTATCTATATTTAATATTAGAACCATAGAGGATGTTCATAATCTTAATACTTCTTTGTTATTTGACAGATTACAGTAGAATATAGACTTTGGTTGGATATCTGACGAATATGTAGATATTGCTCAGGATATAGTAAATAACAAAGATATATTTACTAGATATGTTCGTAAGAAGATAGAACAATTAGGAATTAGAGAAGTAGAAAAAGTAGATAATGAGGAAGAGTCTAGATTAAAAGTAGAGACTGGTGAACCATCTGAAAACAATTGGGATAAGAATCAAGGTGAAGTAAGTAAGAAAGATAACGTTAGCTTTAGAGCTAAACTGTTCTTCTACTCTATACCTAAGTATGAATACCAATTTGTTGAAGATGAAGAAACCGGCGTTATTACTAAAGAATTATTTCCTGTACATGATGATATGTTCCAACTTCCTGTAACTGAAGATTTCAATTTTGTATGGAATCAGATTATGGAGAACTTATGGGATATAGATAAGTATCAGGATATAATAGATAGAAGTGCTAATTTAGGTAATACTATTCCTTTCTTTAAATCTTTATATGATATTCTTACTTCGGAAGAAGCACCTATATCTGACAATACTAAAACTTAGTTAGAGATAACTATAAAGAGTTCTAAAGTACAGTTAGACACTATTACTACTAAACATCCTAAAGTAAATACAAGAGGTAAGTCTGAAGATGAAATAGCTAGTGAAATACAATCTAGCTTAAGTAAATTTAATTGGGTTGTAGAAGATAGTGATAATTTACGTAAAGTAGGTAGACTTCCTGCTAGATGGTCAGGTATGTTCTTCGCATCTGATGCTATAGACAGAACAGATAGTGGTAGACCCTTCATTAAACCAGAGTTTGCTAAATTCTTAAAAGACAGAAGAGGTAAATTAAGTTCTACTTTTAAAATAGTAAGTGATAGAATAAAGAAAGGTAAACCAGTAGATGATACTAAGATATAGGAAATAAAGGACACTTTATTGGATGTATTTAATGCTTTATCTATTCCGATGGATAACTTAGCATTAGATTATATGCTTAATAACTTCTATATTGGAACTACTGAATTTGATAAATTATATAATTTCTGGAAAGACACTGGAGCTGGTAAAACAGAGAGATTTAATGAAGGTACTTTAGCTACTTTGATTAAATTAGCTGAAACTAAAGATATAGGTGTAAAATCTACATCAGGTGGTGGATACTCTAGAACTTTAGATAGAATGTTTACATTTGGTAGAAATTCTAATAGCTAGATAGCTGTGATGGCAATATCTTATGGTAAAGTACATCCTTCTCCTCAAGAATTTAGTGTTGTTGGAGCAGATGGTGCACTGATTTATCCTATTAGTGAGAATAACTACATGACAGATCAAATACGTAATATTAATCAAGATGCTAATGGTAAGAAACAATAGATATTAAGTACTCCATTCTCTGCACACAGTCTGATAGCTAATGCTAAGAATACCAAATTTAAATTGCATACTTTCTTAGCACTGAATATAGATGAATCTAGTAGAGATTATTTCGGCATTACTCCTGTTGAGGATTATATTGCTAAGCTTACTCTTACTTTTAACGATAGAATGATATTACCTACTATGTCTGACAAAAAGACTTGGTATAGCATATCAGGTATCAAAATGGTAAAAGATATTCTTACTAGTAAATATATCGATATAGGAGACGCTAATTATGCAGCTATTATTGGAGAAGATTTAACAGCTGAAAATTCTACTTATGTAGGAGAAAGAAGATTTAGTCAAGGTACTCTTAATATATTCGCTAATTACTGGTTAGATGAGTTTAATGCTGTATGGGATTATTTCTAGAAAAAAGACTATATCGCGCAACATCCTACTTTAAGAGTAGACAATTACCACGGTAAGATTAAAAATGGTAAGATGGATCATACTGGAAATGGAGGTAGATTCAGATACTTTACTAGACTGAGACTTGGTGAAGATGTTTTAAATGTCAATCAAGAATTAGCAAGATTAGAACAATATGGTACTACAGAAGAGGTTCAGAAGTATTTAACAGATTTAAAAGTATTGTTGTTAGGTACATCTAAACCTAATTCTAAGGAAGTTATAGAACCTTCTGCTCCTATATTCTCTGCAATAAATCATTTGTTACTGCATGCTACTCAAAGAGAAATGCGAGCTCTTGTAAAGAGAGGTATACTTGGATATTCAAATGGCGAATACGTTAATAAGTTAATACCTAGTAATATATTCGATTACTATAAATCAGAACTAGATAGTTCAATGTATACATCTGAAGAATCTGGTCTTAAGAATCAAGATATATTATTCTCTGTAATTGGTTCTCATGTAGCTAATTAGGCTATTTCTATCATGGAAGTAGAGAAGTGTTTTACAGGAGATCCTGCTTATTATAAGTGGAAGAAGTCTAAATTTAAGACCGAACAAGGAGATTCTATTGATGTTATAACTGGTAAAGATGTTGATAAGATTAAACGTTTGTCTTCTGTATTATCTACTGGTACTAATCTTAGAACTATCTGGGATAATCCGGCTGAGAATGATACTAAAGTAACAGTAATGCATCTTGCTGATAATATGCTTGGTTCTGATTATTATGACGAATTAAAAAGTATATTCAGAAACTCTATTCTACGTGATTTATACAGCGAAGCTCATCCTAATTTAAGCGACAATGAAATTATAGAGGCTTTATCTACTAAACAGAAAGAAGATGCCTTCTATAATTCTCTTACTAAAAATTAGAAAGAGTTTGTAGATAGCTATACTAATGCTAGTGCTAGACCGTACGATTTCAGAAGAGACGATAAAGGAGATATCAAAGGTGGTAATATTAATCAATCTGATGCTACTGTATATATTCGTCCTGCTATGTATAGACGTATTATGAAAGCGTTAGGACAATGGAGTGACGCTATCGAAGAAGCTTATCAAATAATGGAAGGAGAAGATGAGTCATGGATGAATAATCCGGAATTATATCAGAAGACTTTAGCTCTTGTAGTTAAACCTTTAAAGATGGTATATTTTGGAGACCATAGAGAGAACGATATAAATCTGAATGTTCCTGTATTCGATAAGATGGCTATGTTCCCATTATTCAAAGTAATAGCTAAGGCTGATAATAAGGTTTTATATGACCGTATGAATAATGAGGAATTAGGAGTAATCGATATGGTTACTTTTGAATCTGCGGTTAAGGTTGGCGGTAGAACTAAATTTGAAGCTTACGAAGGTCCTAAAAACGAACACTTTAATGTTGAAGGTTTGAATAAAAAATCCTTCAATCTTACTAAGAAAGAAGGAGATTTACCTGTATTTGTTCAAGATATTCGTAATTTACGTTTACAGTTGAACACAGATCCACACGAACATATTGACCGTTCATTTGGTACTTAGGCTGTTAAAATATGTTTGGGTAATCTTATAGACGATCGAGTGTACGGTACTAATAAAGCCACTACTAAGACTGGTCAACAGATTAAGACTCAAACAATGGATGCTATCAATTAGTTATCTGATATAGGTTATAAGAGAATAATTAAGAGATTCTTCCATAAAGGCAAACTGAATAATAAGGCTTTATCAGACTATTTAGTTAGTTAGGCTGTTAGCTCTGGTATGTCTGATGAGTTTGTTAAAGGGCTTACTCTTGATTAGGACGGAAATATACTTGTTCCATTAGCAGCCCAGAGTAGTAGACAGTGGATTGAAAGTAGAATTATATCATTTATAAACAAAGAAGTAGTAGATATTAATACTCCTGGCGGTTCTGCTATTCAGATGTCTTCATTTGGTTTAAAAGCAACTGATGCTAGAATGAAAGAATCAGAGTTAAATGGTGCATTTAATGGTGGTAAGAAGCTTAGATTCCTAAATAAAGATGGAAGTATGGATGTTATTCTAAGTACTAACTTCTTTAGACATATAGTACCAAAAGAATATTAGACTTCTTATGGAACTATGAAGAAATGGTTAACTGACCATAATATAATTGGCACTAATTCTACTCCACAAGGTATTGGCTATCGTATCCCTACTCAGGGTTTGTCTTCTACTTTCTCATTTAAAGTAGTAGATGTGCTTCCTGATAGATTCGGTGATACTATAGTAGTTCCAGATGAATTTACAGCTATGACTGGTTCTGACTTCGACGTTGATAAATTGTATATTGCTATGCTGAATTATGATACAGATGGAAATATAGTTCAATATACTAGTGACAAAGTAAGCGATCAAAGTCCTGAAGCGTTGCAGAATATGATAATACAGAATTATCAATTAGTAGTATCAGATACTAAGAATATGGCTGAGACTAGAGCATCTATTGATACTCTTACTGGTATGCTACAAGATGATGTATTACCGTTAGTATCAAGTTCTAGCAAACAAGAAGCAGATCCTTTCTATGAATTATTACCTTCATTCTAGGAATCTAGAAAAGAAGAATATACTAGTGGTAAAGCTGGTATTGCTCCATTTGCTCTTAACTCTACTAATCATGTATTAACACAGTTAATGCATCTTAATATGATAAACAGTCATAGTAATGTATATCAATTAGGAGATTTAGATGCTATTAAGGGTCAAGATGGATTTAGAATTCTTGACTGGTTATCTGCTATGATTAATGCTCATGTAGACGTTGCTAAAGACCCTTACATTATTGCTTTAAATGTTAATCAGGTTACTTATAATATGACTAACCTATTACTTAGAGGTGGTAAAGGTAAGAATACTTTCTATTTCTTAGCTCAACCTATATTAAAAGAGTTATCCAATAGAGTTATCAATAGTAAAGGAGTATATGGAGCTGAGAATCTATAGGAAAACTAGATAATTACTGGATTATACAATGTGTATGGTAAGTTACTTAAAGAAGCCATAGATGCTCTGCCAGAAGGCGAAAGTAAACAAAATTGGAAAGCTAAATATAATGGTTTAGCTGAAGAAATTGGGTACTCTGCATACCCTGGAATAAAGAGTGAAGTAATAGATAAGACACAGGTATTTGATGAATCTAGTCTTATATACGCTTTAAAGAATAGAAAGCAGGATAATTTACTATTCTTATATCAATAGATTATTGTATTGCACGCTTATAAAGAACTAAGTATGGATGCTAAAACACTTAGTGAATTAGTACATAGATCTCAGATTGATACTAAGAAATTTGGTAATAATCTTGCACTATAGTTAAACTTTGTGAATTCATACTAGACATTTATATATGATAATTCCGGAGTATTTGAAATAAAAGGTAAGGAAGTAGACGATGCTTTGAAATACTACTTTAGTAATACATTCTTAAGTAAGAAGTTATATAACGCTACTACTATAGCCAGAAAGATTCTTAAGAGTCAAACGTTCCCTGCAACTTGGACTTACTAGAATATATTTAATTCAGTAATGGGTAATATTGTAGGAGGAGATATCATCAAAGGCACAGATGGCAACGATTTAATATCCTATAAACACTAGGGTGATAAGAAGTTTGTTCAGAATATAAATAGAATGATCGATAGTATAATTAGAGCTAGAGCTACTTCTAACATTGATTTCCTTAAAATGACTGATGATCAATTTAGAGGTATGTTTATAGGTAAGAATACTATGTGTTCTAGATTAACTAAACTTAAGAGATATCTGTTACTTAATAAAGAGGCTTTTCCACATCTTATTAATCAAGATGGAACTATAAAGAATGAAATATTAAATTATTTATAGGAATATCCAGCAGATGGCTTAGAAGGGTAGAATGTAGACAGAATTATTCTATCTGAATCATCAATGAACAATGACTATGATAGAGAGAATCAGTTAATATCTGCTTTCGCTCAATTACTTGAAGATACCGATGATATAGTTAGAGAATTTGCAGAAGATTTGGTTAAATATGCATATTATACTTCTTATGATGAAAGAGGAGTAAATGCGTTCTTCCATTTAGTTCCTATTCAATATAAGATTGATAATGGTTATGTATCTAATATTAAAGAAGTATTAGACCAATTTAAAAATGGAGGAGATATATCTGGATATAGTTCTATAGCTCAAACTGGGGATGATCCTCAATCTATGAGTTTTCCTTCTATTAGATTAACAATAGCTAGAAATATGTGGGATGATCCTAATATAGTTCCTAAATATAATATCAATCTTAAGCCTAATAGCAACGATCCTTTCCAACAACAATAGGAAGACCGTTCTAAGAGTAGTGATTATGATATTGTATTGTCTAAATCTAGAAGTAACATTGGAGGTAAAGCTATTACTATGTATGACAGTTTTGCTGTTCCTCACTATAGAACTAGAAGAGCGGAATTCATAACTGTAAATAATGGTTCTGGATATAATACTTCAATTCAATTATATCAATTAATTGGCGAAATAGCTTATGTAAATGATGAAGGTAAGAAGAGTAAAAGAGGAGCTAAACTAATCTATAAGAGAATACCTAAATTAGGTATTAAAGAAAATGGATTTAGAGTTAATGAATTTGCAAAAGGTGGTTTGGATATATCAGCTTTTGATTAGAATGCGTTTGATGAAAATGTATTAACTGATGATAGTGTTATAGCAGAAACTGCAATGTCTAGAGTTAAATTACCTAAATTAAAGGATGAAAGTAGATTTACTAAACAGTTTATACCTCTTAGTTCAGATAATATTTAGGTAAAAATAAACGGAACATAGAAGCAAATAGAAGGTGATGTATCTGATGCGCAAGTAGTAGATACTACCTTTAATATAGATCCGTTATCTGAAGATAATGTAGTATATGATGAAACAGATGTATCAGATTTTGTCAATGTTAGTCTAGATAATCCATTTGATGGATCTGAAGCTATGGATGTCATAAATGAATAGTTAAATATATTCTCTGATATGCAAGAACAATTCTCACAAGAAACAGAAGATCCCTTTGCTAACGTAGATACTTCTTCTATTGCAAATGAAGCTTTCAACATGGATGTTACTGAAGATGTAGTAGATATGACTTATCTTGCTGAAATGGGTAAGAAACGTAAAAAAGAATGTGAATAATTATGCAGTGTTTAAATTTAAATAACAAAGAAGTAAAAGCAGCTGTTGATGAAGTTGCTAGAGTGTTAGGCAGTGAAGATGCTGCTTATTATATCATATCTGAAAATAATGGTTATGCTATAGACTAGGGCCCAGATAGGTCTTAGTCTGAGCTATTTTCAGACCTTTTAAGACGTTTTGACGGAGATCGTAATCAAGCTATTAGATAGATAGCTAAAACGTTTATACCGGCTTAGGGGTGGCCTTCTTATTTCTTTTCAAATATAGGTGATATTACCGGTACTTGGTCAGATGGTTCTCCTCATATGAGTACTACATCAGGACAAGTAGTTGAACGCTTAAAACAGTATATACCAAAAGATTCTATAGCATACTAGATACTTGATTTATTCTCTGATACTGATGTATATATTGGTATAACAGAGGAAGGAGATCAATTAGCTAATGGGGATTACATGTGGTATAGTAGTAATACTCACACTATATGGATTAGTAAAGAGATATTTGAAGAAACAGATATGGAGTACAATGCAAAAAGTATTGTACATGAAATGGTTCATGCATTTACTTCAAGATCTTTTGAAAATGTTAAAAATGGTGAGGGCACTGACTTAGAAATTAAAGTATACAATAAAGTAAAAGACTTATTAGAATTCAATAGAAAACTATACTAGGAAATACATGCTGAAAAAGGTAAGTGGACTGGTGCATTATATGGTTTAAAAGATGAACATGAATTTATAGCCGAATTTCTTACTAATGAAGAATTTGTAAATAATATAATAGATGATGCTAGATAGAAAGGATTATTTGAAGAAGTGATAAGTAAGATAAGGGAAGTATGGTCTGCAATCATTGATTTACTTACCGGAAAATAGCATGTAAAAAATACAGAAAGTACTAGAGATATATTAATGAAATTATTATCTTTCAATTTAGAAGATAATAATGAATCTGCTAACGTTAGATTTGAAAAGTCATTAAACAATAAAGTTAAACAGCTTGAAACAAACATACATGAAGCAGAGAAGTATAACTTTGATACTAAAGAAGAGTTAGATAAGAGATTATCTGATATAAGATAGAACTTACTATCTGGTTTACAATCTAGATTACGTAGTATAGATATTACTGATATATCTAAAAGAACGGAAGTAATAGAGAACATTAAGTATCAAATTGCTAATCTATAGAATGCTGCTATAAGCGATTTTGATGTTATAGCTTCTTTTATTACAGACTTAAAGTTAGATGTTAGAGATGTAGGTAACAGAGTGGTAGAAGCTTATAAAGGTTAGGCTGATGCTCTAACAGACGAAGAACTCGTAGCATTAAATAAGAACTATTTTGCTTTTTACTGTGAGTAGGCTAAAGATATATATAATTCTTTAGTAAACATGAATACTTATAAACAAATTGTAGGAGAAGTAAATTATAATAAATTAATGACAGAACTACAATTATGTAAGAGTATTTTAGATTAGAGCTATGATGCAGTTAAACGTATGCAAGTGGTTAATGCTTAGAGAATCATGTTAAAGGAAGGTATAAAGGTAAATAGTCCTACTATATATAACTATATATCTGAAAATACTAGAAAGACAGATTTTGATATCAGCTACATTACTAGAGTATTAGGTTCTGGAGATAGAATCAATGATGAAGCTATCAAGAGTTTATTTAATATACTATAGAATACTGAAAATAGTATAAATGAAGTAGTGTTTCAAAAAGCTAATGAACTAAACAAACTATTAAAGGTAGCGGGAAATAGAAATTAGAAGTTATTATTTGAAGTAGATGAGAATGGTAATACTACCGGTTATATAATTAGAGATTTGAACTATGGTAGATTTTATAAAGATTTAAAATAGTTTAAAGAATAGTTATAGAAAGAATTTGGTGTAGACCATCAGACTCTTCAATTACCTGAAAATATAGCTACTAGAACAGAGTATAATAAAAGACTTAATAAATGGTTATCAGAGCACTGTGAACGTAAATATACTAATGAATTCTACGATTTAATGAATTCTCTTAGCCCTGAAGCTGCTTCAGCAAGAGAGATGATAATGTCTAAGATAAGAACTTTATCTAATAAGTATAGAGATAATAATGGAGTAATTCATTATGAATCTATGACAGATGAGGAATGGAATACTCTACAACAGTATGAATTAGATAAAAAGGAATTAGCTAGTATTTACGATATATACGGTAATGAAAAGCCAGAAGGTTCTGTAGAAAGAAGAATAGCCGATGAGCTTACTGAACTAAATAACAAACTATCTAAGAATCTTAACAAGAATTATAATCAATAGAAATTCCAAGATTTGATTGAAGAAAAAAGAAACAGTCTAAGTAAGCATGAATTTAAAAAATGGATGGATCGTAATACCAGAGTAGTATATACTGAAGAGTTTTACGAACAATTAGCTAACTTAGATAGAGCTGATTATGGCGAAGCATATGCTGAATATAATAGATAGAAGAGAGCTATCTTAAATATGTTTAGAGATAACCGTACTGGTGAAGTAAATCCTAAACTAATGCCTAATTCTACTAAGAGATTGCTAGATTAGTTAGAGATTAAGATGAATAATATAAGAAAGTCATCTAAAAAAAAGAGATCAAAGACTGAGTTTAGTAAGATAGCTAGAGTAGTAGCTACTGAAGCTTATAAGAGAGATGAAGCAGCAGCACTGGCAAAAGACCAAGAAGTTCCTGGTAGTTCAGAGGTATTCTATTTAACGAATACTTATAACACATCTACTGGAACTGCTCCTAAATCTTGGTATACAAAGATTGCTCCTAAAGATAGTAAGTATATACAGGTTATTCCTTCTTCTAATTTATCTGAATTATCTTCAGAGTCTCCGTTTGTTAATAAGAACTACAAATAGGATAATGACGAGTATTATCAGCCTAAAAGGTAGATATATGATAACAGTAAGGCATACAATGAAGTAATGTCTAATAAAGCGTTATCTGAACTTAGAAAAGCTTTATTAGACACAATGGATGAATCTAATAGTAAATTAAATAATCTAGAGTATTTAAACAAGTATAGATTACCTCAAATATCAGGTAGTTTGTATAAACATCTCAAAGCATCAGGGTTTAATCCATTTGCTGCTATAGGTAACTATTTATTAGATGCTGCTACTGTAAAGAATGATGATGTTGGTATAAATAAAAAGGTTTTAACGTCTCCTGATGGTACTTCTTTAGCTCTTATTCCTCAATACTTTACTAAACAGCTAGACGATCCAGCTACTATATCAGCAGATATGGTAGGTTCTGTTATTCAGTATTTTAAAATGGCAGAAAACTTCAAACAGAAGAATGAAGTGAAAGGTGAGGTAGAAAATATAAAGTCATTTTTATCATAGAGAAAGTATACTGGTACTAGTACTATAGGTTCTATTAAGAGAATATTTACTGGTAAACAAGAACCTAAACTTGGAACTGATACTAATATATATAAGTTTGCAGAAAAGTTTATTAACATGAATCTATATGATGTTAAGACTAACGCTTTATCTATATCTATTAAAGACAGAGAGATAAGTATAACCAAACTGTTAAAAACTATTACTGGTTATGGTACATTACGAAATCTTGGTTTAAACTTTGCTTGTGCGTTTACTGGTTTCTTTACTGCTGCTCATGCTCATCTTGTCAATTCTTTGACCGGTAGATATTATACTTTTGGTAATGCAGTAAGTGCATTTAAAGATGTAGTATTCGATTTGTTTAGACACGGTTTAAGTGTTGGTAGCAGAACATATAAGAGCGAATAGATGGCTTATATGGATTACTTTGAGGTTGGTTCTACTATGGATAGTTTATTTACTAATACTAATAGACCTAAATTTATAAATGTCATTTAGAAGTAGTGGGCTTTTGGATTATACTCAGTATCTGATTATTTTATAAAAGGTCAAATACTAAATAGTGTAATGTACGATTATAAATACATTGATGGACAATTCATGCATCACGAAATGTTTTATAATAAATATGGTAGAACAGATGAAACCTAGTAGAGATGGAAGAAAGCTAAATCATTTAAAGCTTTAACTAAGTTTAGTGCTGGCAAAATAGTTGCTATTTCTCCAGAATATCAACAAGCTGTAGATAAAGCTAAGTTTACTATCGGTAATGCTGCCAGATAGTTAGCCGGTTCTGCAGATGGTCAATTAAGTCCTTTACAGAAAGCCTAGATGAGCGCTAATGTATTTGGTGCAATGTGTATGATGCATAGACAATATATCCCTATTATTCTTCAATAGAGTTTTACTATGGATAGACAATGGGATTATCAAACTCAAAGAGAAGTAGAAGCTATACTTAAAACTCCACTTAGAGTATTTGCTCAAACTTGGAAAGACAAATCAGGAGCAGACCTTATTACTACTGTTTTAAAATAGACTTTTCTTAATAAAGGTTTTTCAAGCGAGTTAGATAGAACTAATATTAAGAAGTTGAAGATAGAAGCAGCATTGTGTATGTGTTTATATCCTTTAATAAGGAATATTCTAAAAGAAGAGGCAGATAAAGATAAGAGAAATATACTTCTTAACTTATTTGCTTATGTAATGGCTAGAACTGCTTTTGAAACTACTGCTCCGTATAACCTAGTAGATATATATAGCACTATTAAAACACCTACCCCGCTATACTCATTATTGGATAACGTTGGGTCTGTAATTTCTTATCCTTACGATTTGATATTATCAAATATAAGAGGAGAAAAAAGTAAATAGGGTAAAATGATAACTAGAGGTGCTTATAGAGGAAAAACTCAATTAGAAAGAAATATATGGAAAATAACTCCATTCAAAAATCTAATTGAATTAAATGATATTCCAAGTAAGCGTAGATATTATGATACTTAGATTACTGGTGATTAAAAAATTAAAGGCAAGCTTTTCACAAAGCCTGCCTTTTTTGTGTAGAGATAATTCTTACAAAAATATAGTATCATAAAATGAACTATCTAGATAATCTTTCCAAAGTATTGCCATACTTAATATAAATTCTTTAGTACAAAATTGCGTACCATTAGTTTGCATTATACTGAAATCAGCTTTTTGGTCATTAGTTTTTAACTTAAATCTATAGCAAACTATATCATCTTTTATTATATCATTATAGAAAAATTCATTTTCCTGAATTCTTCTTACTATATAATACTTAGGATATGTTTTATATTGAAGTATTAAAAACTCTTTATCTATAGTAATATCTATAAATAAATCTGAAGTGAATACTATTGGATTTATTTTAAATAGGGTTGCATAATAACGCAACCCTTTATTATATTTATCAAAGTTCAACTTCTTCATTGCAAACTATGTTTTCATCTACTTCAAATACTTCTTCGCATGAATCCATAGCTATTGCAATTAAAAAATCATTTAATGTCTTAGGTTCTAAGTTCTTCAATTCCATCATTTTCGTAATATTTACGAGTATGGTCCCAATTACCTGTCTGATAATGATATGATAATTCTGTTAAAGTTTTGACAATGAGGTCCTTACGATCATCTAACTCTAATTCGTTAAACATATTAAAAACTCTCACTTCATTATTACTATTTGTCTGAATAGCAATAATATATGCTTCACAATCATAATCTGAAATGTCAATTCCTTGATCTTTCATATACCAACTAATTGCAAGCAAGTAATAAGTTATCTGTCTATAATAATCAAACTCTTCTACAGAATGTTTAAAATTATAGATATCACTAGTTGTCTTTAAGTCAATTAAAGTAATCTTCTTATTTATATGATCAAATATGCATCTATCAAGTAGAGACTTACAAGGTGCAATCCAATCATTAATAGGTAATTCCCAGTTAATATGAAACTCATTATGAGATTCTACTCCGGGAATATCTTCTAATAACTCTTTTGCTTTTTTATGATTATCAATATTATTCTTAATATTTTTAAGCATATTTAAATCAGCAAAAGATATTACTTTACGATTATCTTTTTTACTTTGTAATGCTTTAATATAATCAGCATAACGATTACATAGCTCTGTAGCTTCTTTTAAGACGATTTCAGAGCTTTTTGAATTACTGTATGCAGATTTGTATGCAGCAATCTTTTTATCGTCTTCTATGAGCTCTAATGAATTAGCATAAGTCTCACAGAAATCTTTTTGTTGCTTTACTTTAGGTACATCATAATCAAGAATTATATAATCATTCCAGAAATCCTCTGGTTGCAATATATATTCATGTATCATAGTACCTCTTTCAAGTTGAGGAAGTTTTAATCCTTCTTCCTTTCCATCTATCATATCTCGATAGAAACGTGGTCCTTTCTTTAAGAACCAACCAATAGCAGAATTTGATATTCTCGTATTGTCTTCATAATACGGTTTATCAATTATCATTCTCACTTAATTCTATAGTTACTATTTTAGGTCTTTCTCTTTCAAGATAACTGTCAGTTAGTATACTACAATTATATTGATTTAAATGACCATATGATATACCATCATGCCAATGCCCAAAGAAATGATGCTTATATTTACCAAAACAGTAATGTTCAAGCTTTTCATTATAATTAGGATTTTCATGAGTAATAAGTATATCACAGTTTTGTATCTTTTCATATGGGCATATATACTCATCGTATTCATTCTGAGTATCTTCAAATGCCCATGTTTGCCAATGTATAGGAGCTATCCAAGGAGTTCCATAAAAGGTTATTCCTTCATATTCATATAGTTCATCAACAAGAAATACTACTTTATTATCAGTTAAGGCTGACATCTTAATCTTAAAATCTTGCCAACTTAAATCTTTTATAATATTATTGATAAGATTTTCTATATAAATATCATGATTTCCTGGAACTACAATTACCTTTTTACACGGTAATTTATCTACCCAATTGACAAAAGTAATAGACCAGAATTTATCTGATTCTTCGTTATCTCTCTGAGCAAGTAAATTCACCACATCACCTGCTATACATAACACATCACATTCTGGTATATTAATTAAATGACCATGTATATCACTTATTGCGCAGATTTTCATAGTATAAAGTTTTAGTTAATTTATATATAATTATACTATAAAATAGTATCATTTCTTTAGTTTTTTTATTAACTCATCTACCTCCTTTTGATTATGGACTATATAGAAATCAACCTGTATATTGTTACTACATAAGTAATATCTAAATAGTTTCTCTCTTAAAGGCCAGGCTTCATTAGGATATCCTTTGCATTCAATAATAAAGTTATCTCCTACAAAGTCAGGTAGATAAGTCATTGCTCTATACTTTTTATTATCAAAAGTAAAAGCTGGAAGTAGCTCATATCGATGCATCTCGTAATCTGCCATGATATTTGCCTCTTTCAGCTTTTTATATGTATAAGTTTCAAGTTTACTACGAAATTTAATTCCATCATATTCATTTGGAGTTGCATTTCGTACTTTACTATTTAACTATTTTTTTCTTCTCATTAACCTTTATTTTTTTTGTACTATTAAATGTAATCCATTCATCCTTATTATATGCTTTTATAGTACTTTCTAATGTTAACGTCTTTATTATTGTATAGACTAATTACTCCAAATTTGAGTAATTTCCAACACCTTATTATATTAGCCATATTACTAGTAGACCGTAACCAGTTTATTATATAGTCTAATAAGAAAGTAGGTATATTATATATTACTAATAACCAAACTAATGGAATAGATAATATAAAACCAACTTTTTTAATAAATTTCTTCATATAACCAATTTTTAATAGTTTCAAATCCATTAAGCTTAACTGCATCAGATATATCTTTTGCTTTAAACTTTTTATGGACTAACATTCCTTCTAAGCCTGTTTTAAGGCTCATTTTACGAAGGTATTTAACTCCAGCTGTATCTCTATCAAATAAGATAATTATACGTTTAAAACGCTTCTTAAGCTGGTTTAGAGCCTTATCTGGGATAAATGTAGACTCCGATGATGGGCTTATTGCAGGAATACCCATCTCATATAAACACATGACGTCTTTCATACTCTTTGTAATAATGAGTATATCTCCAGTTTTAGGTAACTGTTTAAATCCCTGAATGTCGTTCTCAGTCAGGTTATTACGCCACTTTGTATATTTATCTGCTAAAGGTCTATATATTTTAAAATTATTATAAACCTTATAAGCATACATAGGATTACTATCCTTGTAAATACCCTTTACAACTCCGTTACATAGATAATATTTTATACTACTTACTCCAAATTTCTTTAGAGTAGTAGTAGAAATATTAAACTGAGACCAGTAATTAATATCTGTTAGAGTAAAGTCTTGTCTTACAATACCAATTACTGTCTCGGTTGACGGTATATATTGCTTAGAGCTAACGAGTTTCGTATCATTAGTAATTTTAAGTTTATTAACTATATCATTAAGTATATCTGAATAGTTAGTTAGTCCTGTGAATAGTGATACAAATTTAATTACATTACCACATTCTCCAGTACCATGATCCTTAAACATTAACTGTTTAGTCTTCTTACTATAATAACATCCAAAAGAAGGAGTTTTATCCTTTCTCAATGGCGAATTATATATCATGCCTACTTTAAAATTACCAATATACGCTGCATATATATCATACTCAGTTACTTTAGACAATATCCAATCTAAAGTAATACTCACATTATCTTTTATTTTTGTTGTATCGTAAATCATATGATATATTTTTAGTGATAGCTAAGGAATCGAACCTTAATTAACCATTACTATCATAAAAACGTGAGTGCATGCTATCCCTATTCTATGAATTTTGATACCTCCGTCACACCTTACATTCGGCGTATTACCGTCGATTGCTTCTTATCTCACATAGCGGCATGCTACTCACGTATCGCTATATTATGCCTAGCGTAAGCTGCTTATAGGATTATCTACAAAATTAGAAAGGTAGATCATCACTAGGCTGATCACTTACAGTAGTAGTAAGAGGATTAACCTCCTTATCTTCCTTATCTGCAACAATCGGCTTAGTAAACTGATCAATACCTGTAATTTCTCTAATCATGCTTTCATTCTTACCTTCTTCATAGAAACCCATAGGAATATTCATAGGCTCAATAGAGGCAAACTTGACATAACTAGGAAGTGTAGTATAACCTTTATCATTATAAACTATCTTTACTTTAAGTAAAATATCTTTATTAGCACTATTAAGCATTGTTACTACCCAGTTAGCAAACTCCTTATAAGAACTGCCACTGAATGCCAATACATTCTTAGGATAGAAACACTTGAGTATACGCATAATGCGAGTTACCTGGTTAGTAGCTTTACTTTGATTCTGTTCTTCAGTATCGCCTTCACGAACAGCTGGTTCCCATTCAGTATGAACAAGACTCTTACCATCTTTTTCAAAAGTAAATTCAATGAACTTCTTCCCTGTAGGAGACTCTGCAAACTTTGCGGATACAAACTTAACATTGTCATGAATACCTGCTTCCAAGTACTTAGTATTATTACTATTATCTGACAACTTTACTTCATTTGCTAATTCTGTACTAAATATCATAATATCTTATTTTTAATTATTCAGGTAAATAAACTTTATTCCAATAAGCAGTAATGTTATTATTTTCATCACTCTCTGCTACTACTATATTCTTTCCTCTTAAATGCGGTGCTCTAGCTTCAATAACGGAATTATCTCCGCCTTCAAATGAGATATGTGTCTCATTCTTCTTTCTATATACATAGCCAACAGCATCTGCTTCGCCACATATAATATTTGCTAATGCACCTACTAAATCAAGAGACATTTCTGCCATTTCTTCACCATTCTTATTAATCAACTTATCTTTAGTATGACCAATAAGTATAAAGTTATCACATAATCCACGGAACATGTCGATAACTTTTCTTACAGCCTGTCTTATATATAAATAACCAGACCCATTAGGTAATGTTCTTAAATCTGTACCTTCGTACTTTTTACCCATTGGAGTAGCTTTATAAAGCTGTATAGCAAAGCTCATACACATCTCTTCTAGACGTGTAGCATTATCTATAGTAATATATTTATAAGGATATTTACCAGTTTCCTTTTTAATCTCTCTTATTGCATTAGCTATATCACCTAAATCTTTTACAGATCTAGCTTGAACAGCTAATGCCTCTAAGAACTCTGAACCACCTTCTAAATCAATAATTAGATTGTTATCCAGTGCTGCAACTAAAGTAGTTTTCCCAGCTTTTGGTTTACCAAATAAAATCAAAAATCTAGGATTTTCTACTTTAGCTTTTACTTTCTCTTTTGGTAATACAATCATAAAAGCTTTTATTTTTTTTGTATTCCTCTGATAAAGTTCTGATAATTTCTGATAATATGGAATAAGATATTTTAATTAAAACAAACCACGTTTCTTAATATTAATCGTGATATCGATAATAGTTTTCTTTGTCTTCGGTTTTAAATAGTTCAAAGAACCAAATGCAATAGGAATTACTTCATAACCAATCTGTACGAAGTTATCAAAGATTTTAACCGGAGTACCAAACTCATCTTTAAAGTCATAGTCAACATCAAACGGACAATGTTCCTTTGCATAAATATCAAGTGCATTAATAGCCTTGAAGAATTCTGTTTCTAAGTCGAAATTAATTACATTATCTCCCCAACACTTAAACGGACAATTAGCGCATTCCTTCGGCAACCATCCAATATTATGAGTCTTACTTAAACCTAAAGTAATGATATCACCTGCACCAGCATATTCGATGCCATAACTGCAAGAAGGATAATCACTCTTACTTTCTACAGTCATCCAAGGATAAGCGTTAATTACTCGGTCCATTAAAGACTCCTTATATGTTTTTGCACTCTTAGTATTTTTCGGTAATGTAAATGTATATGATTTCATAATTTTCAGCCTTTTTTAATTGTTATTACTAAACGAAATCTTCCTTACTGGTTCATCTTCTCGTATAGTCTCAATTAAGTTATTGTATTTAAGGTCATTATCAAACTCAAGTATAGAACATTCACCTGCATCTCTATTCTTTAGAATATGCAAATAAACTTTATCTCTTACTGGTAAACGATTTGGTCCATAACTCTGTATATTGAGTAGCTCTGGCCTATGAATACATATAACGTAATCTGATGCATGAAAGATAGTATCAGCAGAAGATATATCGCTACGCATTGGATAATGCATAGATGGATTATTAATTCTTTCAGGATTTTCGATATTACGATTCATCTGTGATAACTGTATTATTGTAGTATCTGGAAACTTTTTTACTCTAATAAACAGTTTCTGTAAATCGGAAATCACTTGTAGTGCACTTTCACGATTTTGACCTTCAACAAGTAAAGTATGATCAAGTATAATCACAAACTTCTTGCCTTTAGCTTTATTTTCGTAAAAGTAATCAATGGTAGATGCTATATCTGCAACAGTACCCGGTGTATCTACATAATATATCGGATATGATTTTATCTGTTGAGAGGTTTGTTCTACTTCTTCTAATAGTGTATTGTCTAAATCACTACTAGAACTATATAGCTGAGCAGTAGTTTGCCTTAACTTACTGCTCAATTTTCTACCTACTTGTCTAGAACTTAACATTTCAAATGAAAAATTAAGTACTACTACATCCTGATTAGAATTTAAGTCTATTAAATCACTTTCAAGTGTATTTACAAATGAACTTTTGCCACTACCAGATATACCTACAATGGTATATATAGTATTAGGTTCAATACCGCCCATACAGGATTTATTGAACTTATTCCATCTAGTACGTAAAGAAACAATCTCATGATTCTTTCTCTTACGGATATATTCTACTGCTTCATTAGTAGCAGAGGATATATGTCTAAATGTTAGTACTTTAGTAGATATCTGCTCCATAATTATAATAATCTTGGTTAGGAGTTTCTACTTTCATTTGTTCCTCAATAGTTTCCCACTCATGTTGAGTGAGCCATTTCCACATAGTTTTCATATAACCTATTTTACCTGTACGCATTTTATCTTCTATTTCGTACTGTAAACATTTAAGTAAGTGTTCATGCATTGCTTTAGACTTACCTATAATGCGATTATATTCTTTTCTACATTTATTTATGTTAGCTCTGAGAAATCCCTTAGTTCCATCAGGTCTCATAACGTAAACTGGAAATTGGTCATAAAACATATCAAACATAGCTTTATCTTCTTTAAGAAGTTCTTCTAGTTTTTCTGTTTTACTTATGACTTGGGTATCTCTATCATATTGGATAGAAATTAAACCTTGAGTCTCTAACTCTTGTATTTCTTCTTCATTAACTAGGCTGAGAAGTCTCTGAATGTTTTGATTGATTGTTTTGATATCATTCAATACAAGTGTTAGGAATACTAATTGATTAATAGATAAAGTTGGTATTCTATCTAAGATAGAAGTGTCTATTTCTAAAATCATAGTCTTATATATTATATAAGCTTATGGTTTGTCTGAAATATATCTGATAAGCCTCTGTTAATCCCATAGGCTCAATTGTAACGGTTTCAAATCTCTGATTATCTTATAGGCTTCCATGATGTAATACCTATAATTAATCTTTCTTTCTTCAATTGGTTTATCATCAAACTTATTTAGAAGAGTAACGCCAGATGCTGTTAGCATATTCCGATACTGTCTTGCAGAAGCCTTATATTTACGTTCTCCTACGTATGGCTCAGTATATGTTATAATTTCACCTTCTTTATGACCAGTATCTTTCCATTTCCACAAGTATCCACCATTAGTAGATGCGTAGAAACGATTAGTTCTCTGTTGCTCCTCGTTCATATATTCAACATGCCATTGTTTACCAGTTTTCTCAGACATTAGAAAATCTCTTATATCTGTACAATTCTTAATTGTATCTTCGACCGGTATTCCGTCTTTAAAGAAACTTATTACTGCTTTAGGTATAATCTTTGGAGTTAATCCTTTACCTAATTTTATAGTAGTGATAAATATTCCTTTCTCTTTTACTTTGTTATCTTCAGTAATAGCAAAATAATCATTAATAGCATATTGATACATTGCTTTAAAACGATCTTCTTCTAAGGTAAGTTTAGTAAGCTGTTCCCATTCTCTACAAATACTGTTTACTTTAGAATATGCATCTTTCTTTAGTAAGACGAATAAACCATCAGTATTTGCTTGGACGATTCGACATCCAATTTGAGTTAATTTTTCAGCTAACATAAGTAACAGTAACTGTCCATTAATTCTACATAATATTCTATATAAGACGCAACTCTCATATACGTTCTCTTATGAACTGCTGCATATCACTATGCAGATTAGACTATATCATCTCCTTTTACTTAAGCAGCAGTCAGGAGTTCCCCGTTTCCATTACCATTAGCTTGTAATGTACTCTCTTTCGAGATAGTCGTTGAACTTTTTATATAATTGTTATATATAGATTTAACTTTATTTATAAAATCTTCTTTAGAAAATTTATTTTTCATTATATTACACATTTTACAGCATGGCACACAGTTTTCTTTAAAATATCCTTTAGTAGTATCTACTCTATCAATACCTGTAATTTTCTCATGCTTATCTCTATAACTAGATGTTTTTGTTATATCTGGAGCTTCTCCACAATATATACACGATTGTGTAATTATATTTTTGAATTCTTCTTCTGATAAATTCCATTCTATATTTCTTTGTTTTGCATTATTCTTATAATGTGTGAATACATTGTAAAGTAATGTATTTAAACATTTACCATGCCTATTGTGAATACAATTTCTACATTTTAAATTTTCAAAATTGTGTATACAATCTTTTTTTCTAGAAAATATTTCACCGCATTTTTTACATTGAATTAAATAATATAGATGAGTTCTATTACTTTTCTCATAACGTTCTTCATCAAATTTAATTATCTTGAATTTATCATTTTCTAATTCTAAAGTTTTATCTAATAATTTCATAATTATATAACTTAGTTACTGATTGTCCTTTTATATTAAAAACGTATAATACTAAAGGATGTTCCAGTAATTAAAGGAATTTTTTTTCTATATATTTCTATATAGGCAGACCAAAATTAATCTGCATTACTGCAAACGGACTATAACAGAAATTATGTTCATTCTGTAAGTTACCTGATAAACCATTTAAAGCTAACTTTAAAGTTTCATTCTTTACTTTATCGCCATTGTGTTTAGCTTCAATTCGCTCATCTTTAATTTGCTTATATACTTCTAGGAATTCTTTACCTAAATGTTTAGGATAGAATTCATATTCTATAAGCATACTAGGATATAGAGAAGCTACATCTATATCTATGAGCATTTCATCATCTCTAGGAATAATGATTTCAGGACTATTCACAGAATGAATACCTCCTACTCCTACAGAATAGCGTAAATTATTAAATACAAACTTATTCTCATATCCTTTTCTACCTGGAGATACTATCTGATTTTTCATATCATCTAATACTCTTTGCAGAATAGGACTATCATATTTAATAAATGGTAATATTACATCTTTCAATGGTATTACACTCATTGGAGACCTTAAATCTTTAATATCCTGCCAAGTTAAACCTGTCTTTTCTAGATATTTCTGAGTTAAAATCTTCATTCCAATGTTTACACCGTCTTTACTGAGTACTCTTACTCCATATTCATCTTCAATAGCGATTCGTAAATCAACGTCTTTCTTACATCTATTTAATAATTCTGAAGTAGATTCAATATCATTGATATTATAATCTATCATAGAGTCAAAATCTTCTAAAGGAAGAGGTTTAGTCCAATCACATACAAACTCCTGCACATTAGGATATTGCATTGTTACTTGTATTTCCTTTAAACCTACTCTAAGTTTATTAGAATATAACATAGTAAGAATATCAAAAGTATCAAACCATATTTGATACTTCCAATGTTTCCACGCATCTATATTATCTTCGCTTGAAGTAGTTATGGTCTTACTTAGATTAAATATAGAACTACATATAGTAGGTATATTATATTGCATTAATTTATCCTCATACTCAATTATATAATTAATTATAGGATTATCATAATGCAAATTATTATAGCCACAAAATATAACATTAGCTGGAATGTTAATATTTGTAGTATAATAATCTCCCCAAGTAATGTATTTATCTACTTGTTTAAAGAACTTAACTAATTCTCTTAGTTGATTTTTTCTTTCTGATATCTCAAACTTATAGATGTTGTTTGTTTCTGTATTTTTTACCGAACAATGAAAGATATTTTGAAATACCTCAATATCATATACGTAGACTATTTTTCCTCGTATAATCATATTATAAGTATTTAAAGTTAGATCCCATGGTTGGACTCGAACCAACGCAATCACACTACATAGTAGCGGCTCTACCACTGAGCTACATGAGAAACCAGTTTAAGTTATGGAAACAGAAATATTATGTTTTTATGCTGCTAATAACTTATTACGACTATAATAAGTTTTACTATTATCTCCTTCAATATCTTTTACAGTTACTCCTGTAAATGATGTATCTTTCTTATACTTTTTAGCTAACTTGGCAGCTTTATTCATTGCTTCATCTCTAGTAGATGCTTCAAAGTTTCCAGTAGCAAAATCGTATACTTTCATATCATTATCAGAGCATTTTCTCTGTATAGCATATTGAAAGTTTCTTTTGTTAGGCTTTTCTTTAACAGATAGTTCTGCAGCACTAGGAGCCATCTGTTTACCTTTTTTAGGAGTTAAAGGATTATCACGTACTGACTCATCAAATTTAGCCTGCATAGATTTTCTTGCAAGTTTATCTGCTTTTATCTTCTCTTTGATTTGTTCAGTTGTTAACGTAATAGCTTTAGGTTTAGTGAACATATTGTTCTTAACTATACGCGTAAAATGTTTCTTCTCTTTACGGGTATATCGTATTGTAGGATCATATCCTGCTTTCATAAGAATATTCTTGATTAATTCTTTTTTAGATTGTTTTATAGATTTGTTTTCATTCATAGCGTCTTTTGCTACTTTAGTGGTATATTCATACTGCTTCTTATTTCCTGCCCACTTTACAAATCCTATTACTTTCCCATTCTCATCATATTTAATGACTCCAGATGGTCCCGGTTTCTTGCTTACCGTCATTATTTGATAAGCCTTATAGCTTCTACGAAACTTATTCTTGTTACTTCTATGGTTCTTTATACCGGTTCTATTATTTTTCTTTGCTAATATCTTTTTCATAATTTTTGATAATTAAATTGTTAATACTAGTTTAAAGGGGATTCCCCCTTTAAACATTATTTATGCAGCTAAGGATAAAGCTGGAGCTTCAATGTTAAGCTCTGCTTTCTCGTTAAAGTCTGTAATATCTTTATTGATTTTGTTAATTTCTAATTGTAATTTATTTTTTAGACCTGCAATATAAGCTGAAGTGAGTTCTTCAGTCTTATCTAGGTTCTTCTTTCCTTTAGAACGTTTAAGCTTCGGATCAAGAGTCTTAATCTTACTTAAATGAAACAACTGTTCAGTCTTTTCACATAAAGTAAAGATATTAAGATAATTATTATCTTTAGGTAATTCAGTAAATTTCTTATAACCCATATTAATACACTGCATATACAGTTTTAATAATGTACGTTCTTCAGATAGAATTTCAATCTTCTGGAGTAACTCTTTTAAGTCATAATTACGTTTAGCTTTCTTCGGAATAACATTTTCTTCTTTAATCTTATTCCAATAGAAAGTAATTTCATTAGAAATTTCCTTAATACGACCGATTTTACCTTTATTCTTATCTCCGAGCAAATATATTGATGTAATTGATTTCATATTGATTAATGTTTTTAAATGTTAAATACTCGACCAAAACTACATCTACCAGTAGTAGTCCCTATGGGATTCAAACCCATAACTTACACATTAGAAGTGTGTTACTCTATTCAATTGAGTTAAGGGACTGTGTAGTAACAACTGCCCAATTCAGCAGTAATTACTATAAATAGTACCCAATTCAGTACTATGAAATTATGTTGTTTTAAGATAATATCCAAATCAATATTTTCTAAATTTTCTTAACTGGCCGAGTACTATAGGAATAACCCGTCCACCAGTCTTAATTCCAACTATTCCATTAAGCCCCTCAAGGTTAATGTCTTCAACGTTGGTTTTACCATTTTCTCTTGCATATTTTTTGATATTCTCTTGATTGATCCATTTAGAATGTAGTTCCCCATCTGAACAATTCCTCATACAATCAAACAAAATATCAACAATACAATCGAAATCCTTACGTTTCTTTGCCTCATCAATTATACTTTTAGTAATCTCATCAAAGGCACATTCATTTCGAGTCGAATTCGACCCAGTAATTGCATCTGCTATACTAATAGAAGCATCTATAATACTTACCGATTCATAAGTATTAAATAATCTTTGCCACCATAATGGCCCACTTCCGTAAAATAGGAAGACCCGTCCATCTTCTCTAATGCTTACTTTTTTAGGCGTTTCTGTACGTCCTCCATTCCAAATCTGAATTTTAGACAATATGGCTGGCTCAGAACATATTAGAATTCGCAGAAGTTCTACACGTAATGAAGAAAGTCTGCCGTTCATAAGCTTCTACTATTTTTTTTCTTCAGTAATCGTAGCAGTTACGTGAATTTCAGTTTCCTGATTATCTAAACCGCACTGCCGTAAATACTCAACCTGCATACGCTGATTCATATCCATATAACTACGGACAGTTTCAGCTAACTGCATACACTTACGTGTCATCTCTTCATAGAAGTTCAACACACTCTGGTTGGATAACTTAGTTAAGTCATTCAACATAGGAAGTTCTTCAGCTGTAAAGAACATAGGCTTAGAGCCTGGTTTACTCAACCGTTCAATACATTCAATTACATTCTGCCGGGTTGCTTTAGTAAATTCAGGATCAGCAAGCTCAAAGACTAATGATGGATCATTCTTCTTCTCATTCAAGATGATTTTCGGACGTCCGTCAACATCCTTCTCAAGTAAACTAACTGACTCAACATCAATAGCCTTGAGAATATAAGCTTTTACTTCCTGACGGAAAGTATTCTTACCTGTAGCTACATCTTCTTTCCACTTAAGGTCAGGAGTCTGTGCTACGATTGTAAATATCTGCTGTCCAAAGAAAGGCCCAAACTTCTGGGCTGTTTGCCGATAGCGAGCTAAAATTAGAGCTGCTGAACTCGGAGTGTTAGCTCCATTAATATTATTTTCCATGAAAATGTTCCTTTTTGAGTCCGTACTTGATATACCAATACGAACATAGTTATACAAAAAATTGATAAAATCTCTCCACCGTTCGATTATTTAATAGCTATTCAAAATTGGAATAGGTGAACTCAATCACATAATCTACTAAGCATAAAAATAATAAATTGAAAATTTATGAGAAATACTCTGTGAGTTACTTCTGATAATTTCTGATATTTTTTTTGTTTTAACGTCCCGTTTCGACGGTTAAGATTCAATTCCTTCGATGCTTAACGCACCCCTCACCGTAAGCGTATAACGCGATTAGATGCGATATAAGCCACTTTATCATCAGTTCCTTAGAACCTACTGAGTATGTCCGGTATTATCGAAATTCGTCAGAATTACGGTTGTTTAATCTAACATTACTAAAATCATAGACTCATTGCTTATAGCATGACCCATCTATACCATTTCCAGGATTTGTTTGTTTATACTGCACGAACATTAGGATTTCCACCTATCATCGTCTCCTTGTTTGCTTATGGAATACTTTCATCATAAGTATACTATTGCCCTTACAGAGACAGTGTAAGAAACAACACAGGTAACTAACGATTCAGCGTTCTCTCACATACAATGTTGCGCATTGTACTTTACGAGTGTCTTAACAGTCAGCAATGTCGGTTGGCAGTCGGGGTGGTGATCTGTCTACTCACACTACTCTTACGAGCGGTAGTCTCAGCGTTTACAGTTCCATTGGACTTCCCAATTAGTTAAAAGTTAAACAATTAGAGTTCATTTTGTCATAGCTGACTCTACTCAGCGTAAGTAAAATTGATTCATTAAGCATATCATCATATACTATAATTATTACTAAACTGGTTTTAGGATTCTAACCCTAAAGCATCTTTAATAACTCTATTTACTTCCTTAATCCATAACGATGTTTATTATCCAAAATTCTGGTGTGAACTAGTATAATAAATCAAAGGCATTTACATATCTTGAAATGCTTAAGCTCTGCCGTTTTTTTACAAGGAGTTTCCTCTGCATCTCCTAATCTTATTTATTACCACGTAATAACACTTGCTAAAGGTGTCCGCTTCTAAGTTCAGGGTTATAGCGCCCTCATACTCGCATTTTAGACTATTATATTTTAGTCTCGTCATTTCTCATATATTATACTCATCTACACGACAAAACTCATGAGTCACCTTAGACTTGAAAGACGGTATCAATCTCATATACCTCATCCCTTATACGTAAGTTCTTTTGCAGCACGCTAATTACGATAGCGTACAGGATTGGCTCCTGCTCCACGATAATCAGTCAAGCTTTAACGTTTACATGTTTAATTCTTGGATCATTGCGTATCCAGCTTTCATATCCTTACTTTGTATAAGTATGTACCATAACACGGTTATCCTTACATTAGTATTAGTAATTTACTCCCTTCATAAGTACAAGTTCCAATATCCACAATTGCATATTGCATCACAGCTGATGTATACTGAACACTAGAGTTAGCCTGTTTCCCTTTCTGGACGCACAGTAGCGCTTTTGTTAACCGATTTTGGAGACCGGTAATGCGTTATCTGCAATCTCTTTTTTTTCCATGAGCTGGCTGCTTGCTTAAGGTGAAACTAACCTTTGCCTCTCGGCTTTACCTATTCTTTCCAAAGGAATAAGTTAGGAGCCGTATTGCCCCTATTTCGTCATCGTGTTTATATCCCTTTTTGATTCTGCTTTTGATAAACTAATACGGATATAGGGATTTCGTTCCCTTTGCACTGTTTAGTACTCAGTGTGTCTTCTCTTTAGTACTGCGTCTTTAGAAGTCTCCAAACGGTTCTCACTTCCTAATGAGGATTGTACACGCTCATCCCCTCTTATGTAGTTTTCAATTACATAAGCTAACATCCTACCTTTTGAGTAATCTCACAGTTTTAGCTGCTAACATATTCTCGGATCATGTAACTTTTCGGGCTATGGAGAAATGATTCCAAACTCCCTGACAGGTGCGACCAGTATTATTATATACCTTACCGCATGACTTCCTCGGAGTGATTTACGCTATAGTTTTACTCCTCTCGAACTGTGATATAATTATAGTATTTATTATACGGTTATTATCACTAACTTTTTACCGTAGGGCTGTCATCTTTAGCCGTTAATCCTTGTTTTGGTGTATTGATGCTTATTATTTCACCAGTGGTAAGATTAATAGAAGCTACTACTTTCTTACCTAGACATATGTCGACAAACTTATTTTTTACATCACTACTACTGATGTAGTCTATTGGTTCCATTTTTGAAGCATCAAAACCATCCAAACATTTACAAGCATTACTTACAGACGAACGTAAGTACTGTTCTACATACAAACAATTAGTTATACTACTGTTAGCTTGGTCTCTAATAAAAGTAGACTGATTACCTTCTACTATAAAGTATTCAGTTTGAGCTTGAATAGAATTCAATTTAGCTCTTGCTTCTCTTGAGTCCTTAATGATACGTGATAGACGTATCATCTGTTGAAGTATAATTTTATTGTTCATATTTATCTACTATTGTTAATGGAGTTGCCGGTGATTCGTCATCAGATACCTTACTTATAGCATTTACTTTCGGATATCCTGTTGAATTCGTCTTCTCTATTACTTTAGTTTTCCACTTAACTACTGGCTTTGGTTCGCCAGTAGTTTTTACATTCACTTTTGCGTCTGTTGTTCCTTTCACGGATACTTCTAATGTAGATAAGTCGACTTCGACATTTATCTCATCTACAGACTTTTTCTCCTCTTTTATTACTTTAGGGAAGTTAGGTAACTCCACTATAGAGGGCATAACAGGCTGTGCCTGTATAACTTCTGTAGTTGCGAACATTTGCCTACCAATGAATACACTGACAACAAACATTCCAACTACAGTTAACATTCTATTATTCATTTGATATGATACTTATTAGAATGGTTATTCTTCTAAGATATGAATTTTTAAAAGAAACTTTTTAAACAAGTTTAGTTTTTTTTTTCAGCCCCTTCAGATTTCTCTTCATTCTTAGGATATTCGTCTTCCTTTGGAGCGATTAAATCTCCTTGACAATACTCTGCAAGACGATCAGCCGGATTTCGATACAGATTAATAATCTGACCTACGACCATACGCATCTTATCAAGCGTAGGAGTCTCCTTCTGTTTGTCAAAGTAATTGGTACGAATACTCCCTAGAACTTTACGGGCAACTTCACGTGCAGCTTCAAGTTCAACTTTCTTACTGTCTTCTACACCATCAGTAGTAATAGTATAGTCAGCAAATAACTTATCAATGTAGTCATTGCCCAGTAAGCCAGTAATAGCATTAATTGCTTTATCTTCTTCCGGCTTTGCTTCAGGATCATCCTTCAGTTTATAGCGGAAGTTTTCTCCAATTAAAGCACGTAATGCTTCTGCTACTTGTTCTTCACTCCAACCGGCTTTAGACATGTGCGTATGCATGATAGAGTGAGCCATACACGGTGAACCTGTCTGTGAAGTATATAAGTATACAGCACGACCTAAACCACGTAAGATAGCTGTAGGTTGGATAATAGAGAATATCTCATTAATCCAATCTGTAACTGTCTTTTCATCCAATGCAAGCTTCTTATCTGCATTAGTTTCTTTCAGGCCACGATATACACGATACCATTCTACAGTGTTAACTATATTTTCTGCCACATTCTTCTCTTTAGAGATGAGGTAATTAAGGGCAGTTTTCAATTCCTCATCATTAGTAATCTTGTTAGGATCAAGCTCTGGAATTTCTACTTTCGGCTTGCTGTTTGCAAGTTCTGTAGGTACTTCACTTTCTGAGAAGTTAATAGACATTTGTCCATCGTTCCCAGGCAGAGCTTTAGCAGGAGCTAGCTTAATGCCTAGCATTTCTGCCATACTTTGCAGCGGTAATATTTGGTCCGCAGCAATCTGTAACTGCAATTCACCACGTTCACCACGGTCGAACAAGTCTTGACGTACATCAACAAGAGCTAATAGCGTTACTACATCAATACTACGATTGATGTCTGCATATAACTCAGGATATTGCTTCTTGAGCTCTTCGTTGTTGGCATAACGCTGTTGCATTACAAATGCTAACATAGCTTTACCATCAACAGACGATTCTCTTGAACCAATAGGTATGCCGGCTGTAGGAATTCCTGTGATAAGATTTGCAGCACGTTCTACAGCCTTCTTCTCGGGACTGTTCTTACCTGTTGCATCTTCAGGAATAATTGTAGGAATTTTTTTCTCTTCCTTCTTCTTAGGCTTATCCGGACCTTTAGGGGCGTCCTTCTTTGCCTGAACCTTAGTTTCTTTAGCTGTAGCGGGAGCTTTCTTCGCATCCTCTACTTTAGCATCCTTCGGCTTGTTATCTACTTGAGACTTAGTTTCCTCCTTCTTGTTCTCAGTGTTGTTTACTTTAGCTTCAGCTTTTGCTGCTGCTTTTGCTGCTTTCAAGGCTGCCTTTCTTTCAGCCTTACTCATTTCTTTTGCCATTTTTTGATAAATGTTTTAAAGTGTTAAAATAAAAATTATTATTAAGTACAATTAAAAAAAAGATAGATTAGTTTAAGAGGTTAACTATCGTCCTCTATTTCTGGTGAGTCACGTCCATTAGTAAAGGTATTACTTTTAGTTAGTGCATCGAATAATTCTTCATCTTTAACAATGTAACCTGCAACCCCAGTAAGGCGAATGGTAGTACCTTCTGTCACTGTAGCTACTAAGCTTTGCATGCATGTTAAAGCATCATCATTACTCATGGCGCTAACTAAACTAGTAAGAGAAGTAGTCTTATCATTATCTGACTTAACTACTTCCTTACTTAAAATACCTACTAATAGACCAGCCATAATGGCGAAAACAAGTTTCCACCACATTCCTGTACTACGAAATAATCGCGCAAGGATAAATGCTACAGTTAGTAGACCAATAATTGCTGGTGTCATAATTAGTAAATGTTTTTAGTTTAACAATTGTTTTAATTTCTCTCTCGCTTTGTTAAGGCGAGATTTCACTTGAGACTCAGAGAGTTCAAGACGCTCAGCAATCTCTTTGTAAGAGAGATTCTGATCTGTGCGTAGTTCAAGTATATACCTGTACTTATAGCGAAGTCTACTTAATGCATCTGATAACTTGTTATCTGTCTCATGATAGATGTAAACATCTTCTGGTGAGCTGTCGGCCGAACTGCTTACCTGTAGACAGTTATTATCATTATCTAACTCATAATCATACTTCTCTTTTTTAGTACGTCGTATATAATCAATACTACTATTTATAGCGATAGTTTTTAGCCACATCTCAAATGAGATATGGTTAACATAACTAGCTATCTTAAAGAAAGCTTTAGTAAACGTTACAGATACTAAATCATCTGCTACATCTTTATTATGTACAATATCATATATAGTATTGTATATAATTCTGTGATAACGATTATAAAGCTGTGTGAAGGCGTATTGTTTACCTTCTTTAGCCTGCTTGATCAGATCTAAAAGCTGTTGTCTTTCTTCATCTGTCATAATTACGGGCTTTAGTGTGCCTATAGAGTCAACCAAGACTCTATAGACTTAAAATGGCAATTCTAGTACATTCCTACAATAATATTCATACCAATCTTTGTAGAATTTATTATAAGTATCCCATATACATTCCATGAATTCTATTTTCATAGGTCTAGTAAGTACACTAGTAGGAGTATTATTAATTAATCCACATAATATTCTTATACGAACCTTTAGAGTTAAATCTTTATCGACTCCTATCTTTTGTATTATCCTATTATCAAACCAAAATATTAAATATTTTACAGTTTGAACTTTATAAGATTCATGAAATTCTAGTTCTTTTAATTCCCTTTTTTGTATTCTTAAAAAGGTATACCACTCAGATCGCCAGTTAAATGAACTATACTTAACTCCCCAAGTGGTATATATATGATTTGTCAAACTATAAATTAACATATTGCTGCTTTACTCTTTTAGCTATTTTCATTAGTACTACATTAATTTGTGCTAATGACCAGCCTGTAGTCTCTAATATATAAGCTTTAGTTGCGGCTACACCTCGTCCATATATTCCAATATTTTCAAGGTATTTATTAGTAAATGTCTTTAACTGTTCGTCAGTTATAGCGGGCATTTTTGTACCATGTATCGATTGACGATAAGATGGTAATGAACATATTTCTGAGTATTCATACTCTAGAAAAACAAATTTATCGGGATTTGCTAATACGCTCTGAATTTCAATAGATTCTTCAGGTAGTACTGTGAATTCCCCTTTCTGTACTAAGTCATTAACTAATAGTGCAGAAGTAATTCTCATACAAGGAACTTCTCCAATTATATTAGCAAGAAGTTCAAAGTTTTCACCTACAATTCTGTAGATACCAGGATGATTGAGTCTCATGGTTGATTAATTTCTTTTTTAAAGTTATTTACTATTCCAGATACTTCTGATAAAGTTAACTCTGGATACTTTTGCATCACTTTATTAACCGCATCAATATCAGACTTAGCTGACCTGAGTAAGTTAATGAACTCTGTTCTTTCATGTTTAGAGTCAAACCAAGCAAAATATCTTACACGCATTGATATTCGTATTCTTTTATTTTACTACTTAATTCATTCCATTTAGTGATATCTATATCAGTAGCATCTACTAAATGTATTATGTCACATTTAGTATTGAACACTCTTCTAATATAAGATATACCTTCTTTGTAGTGATACTTATTCTTATAAGCACGAGGTACTACATTATGAAGACGAGTTATTAATTCAGTCTTCATTCTCATCTCTGTTGCAGCTTTCTCCCATGATTCTGGAAGATTCTGTCTAATAAAATTCATTAATCCCATTTCAAATTAATTTATTGATTAAACTTAATATTGTAGCATTGAAGGGAGTCGAACCCTTCACAGCCCATACGTCTGATCTAGCCTGATATGCTCCAGCTTTTTACGACATTAGCTTAGCCGTTGGACTCTGTTATCACGCTGCAATATCAGTATAGTCCATTACATAACTTGTATTGCCAGTTATCTGCTTATTGACCTATTCTACTTCACATTGTCGCTGTCAAAACCGTTTAGCCCCGTGTATTTCTATACACTGGTATACATTTATATTTAGCCGAATACAAAGCTAATCATAATAATCCTATTTATACAGCTTCTTTAGATAGGATAGATTCTACTAAGGGCTATATAATAGGTAATGTACAATTTATCTCTACAGCAATAAATTATATGAAGAATAATATGTCTCACAGAGATACAATTAAGCTCTGTAATATTATTGCTAAACACGTAGTGGAGCTAGGGGCATACGATAGCCCCGTCCATACGACTGATTCATAGACCTAACAGTCAATGTGGGTATACAACCGACCAAAGTTGTATACCCTATGGTCTTGAGAATGGTTAGTTCTCTTATATATACTGATCTTGATAATACACGAATAATAGTTAAAGTATAGATACTTTAAGCGATTCAAAGATTCATATTATTCAGTCTAACTTGATGTCACGACTAAGGCTTTCTCTATTTCTAGAGGACAATCTTATTGTCGCGATCTCAGACTTATGATCAGTAGTTCACGGTAGTTCCCCATAACTGATTTAAAATTCTGTATGAGACCTGTTAATTCAGGTCCTTGTATGCCATCAATCCCTATGAGTTCAAAAGAACTATTCCGACTCATCATACTAAAGCTATTGATTCAAAGATTCTAAGCTTGGAACCTCTTTTATTTGTTTTGAATTTAGTTACTTGTTACTTACCAGGAACTAATTCATTGTATCTCCAGTTCCACGAGTCTGGGAACAATTCGTTAAGTTCACTTAAGGACTTATCGATATCTTTTCCAATCTCGATAAGATCTTTGTCGTACTGCTTCTTTAAGTTGCGAGCTTCTTCTTCCCATGCGGACACGGGCTTATTTCCGTTCACAACAGCTTCTTTCAGTGCAGCAAGATCCTTTAGATACTGTTTAATACGTTGGTTTGTTCTATTAGAGCGTCTTACTTGCAGTACCGCAGACGATACTGTATATTCACTCTTTTGAACAACATTAACCAGGTCTCTCGTTAACTTTTCCTTGCGTCGTTCAGCAATTTTCTTTGCTGCTTCTTCAGCAATTTCTTCAGTTACCTTACTTGAGTTAGCAATTACATCCTGGATGTTTTCTCCATTTACATCCTCTGTAAGGATGTTCATTTTCTTTGTTTCTGCCATTTTGAATACAGTTTAATTGATTTAACAATAAATTTATTTAACACTATAATATAATCTTAATAAAAGAACAGCCGCCAAAATATCTCTTTTTAGCTTCTATTATAGCTACTGCTATAATATTTAGCCTTAATTTGATATCTTTATACTTATTCTTTTTATGAATTTTTAGTGCTGCTTCTTTACTACATCTACTAAAGTATGATATAGCTTCTAATCTTTTCTCCTCGTATAGAGTAGGAGTAATAACTATATTAGTCATATAATATGACATCTTAAGCAGTTTTAAGTGCTTGTCTACGTTCTCGATTTAATCGAATTTTACGTTGACGACAGCTTTCTCTACTACCTGCTTTTATTAGCTTACGATTTTCATAAGCTGTTTCTCGTTTCTTACGATTCATAGATGTAAGAATAAGGAAATTAGTTACTCTTTGATGCTCTTTTTTTAAGTATTTTTCAAGTTTAGCTATTTCCTCTTCAGCCCAGTCAATATATTCTTGTACTGGATTTTTGTTTAATTTTTCAAGCTCTATAAATTCTTTTAGAGCTTTTATACGTTTTGTTTTACTCATATTTTTTTTTGATAAATTTAAGTAATGATTAAAAAAGAACTATCCTATTTATTTGTATCTCTTATTCATAGGTAACCCGTTTCCTTCATCACTGACCAATAAATTGGTTGACCATTGTATAGTCCATTGTACTCTTGAATAGCAGTTTGGTAACTGCTAAACTTCCATTAGGGATTTGGCTATAAATAGTTCTTTAGGTTGGCTGAATCCACCATTTTACTAACAATTTAAATTAGTAATATATAGTATTGAGTAGAGGCTCTGGCGGAACCTCTACTTCTTTACTATTCTTTGGTTGCATTCTGAGTTTACACTCATGAGTACATTCACTACAGTTGATATGATTATCAAGTGTAGGACAATTATTATCTATTTCCATGCTTTCTTACGATTATAGGGCTCCATCTTTTTATGTTTTGGCTTCTTTTTGAATTCCTTTGGAGGTTCTTCATTATTCTTCTTTACCATACTAGTAAAATTTAAATATAGGATTAACATCACGTAATAACTCAGGTAATGCGGATAAACCGTATTCCTTTAGTACCTTACGATGTTCGTAATATGCAGAAGTAGTATTTACTTTAGCAATAATACTTACTGGAACACTAATAACCTCACGATTCTGTTGTACTAAGAACTTACATAGTTCTGAATTCAATAGCTCTCGTGTCTTGAGAGCAGGTGAACCAATAGACGCAATAATCTTCTTACAGAAGACTTCTATTACTGGTATTTGTGGATTAGATGGTCTATCTACTGCTACATCAGTTGGAGTTAAACATTTAGCTACCATAGCACTCATCACATCTTCATCTGATAAGATACTTACATCTACGTTCTTAGCATCTGTATTATTTGCTATATTTGATGCTAAAGATGTTACTAGTGTATGTTCATCTTTTATTTCTCCTTTAAATGTAATAATAATTGCTTTCATACTTTACTTTTTGATAAGTTATTTACTGGGAATACTAATAGATACTTCTATTTCATACTCCTCTAATTCTTCAAATAATTTATCAGTATTTAACTTACTGATAATTTCAATAGGTGGATTAACTTCTACTCTCTTACCTGGTACTGTTCTACATAGCTTTTTAGCTCGTTCTAACGATATGCCAAGTACTTTAGTAGCAGCTAATAGATTTGCAAGATAGTGGTCGTTACTGAACTTTATTTCAGTTAATTTACGACCTTCTTTTACTTTATTGACTACCATTCTTCTTCATTCTGAAATTAGGTTCTCAAACTCAGTAAAGAAATTCTCTGGATCTTTACAGATAATTCTTGCATTATCTGCCTCTATGACTACAATTTCTCCAAGTTTGTCATCGCAGCTCTGAGTTATGCTGTCAATATAATCAATATTGACTACCGCAGTTTTTGTTTCTTCAGTATCTGTAAAGCATTGCTCTACAAATAAAAAATCTCCAATCTTTTTCATGTCTCTAAAAAAATTTAAAATTGTTAATAATGACGCCCGGACACTCAGGATTTAATTAAGTTAGTGCCAACCTAGTTTATAGCATTTGTTATAAGACAAAGATGAACGACCACAATCGTTACTTACTATGACTCTCACTATAGTTTTAACTCATAAGCAGAAATAGCTGTCAAACTAAATCCTATTGGAGTACATGATTTTAACGTCCGCACGATCATATATACCATCTATTCTATCAATCCCGTTTTTTTACAGTTGCGCAATTAACCTGTATAAATGAGAATAAACGATAACCTGCTGTATATACTTACGCCCCACATGTTTGTCATTTTCTGAGGACGTATACTCTATCTTCACAGACTGAGTATACTAGACTCTAATATTCATTTAAAACAGAAAGAAGGTTTGGTTTTAATTCTGAATAGAGTCATTTACAACCGTTGATATAACATGAGTTTGTATAGAGTCATCAAGATATTTTTGAGCTCTTGCTCCAGATAGTACTGTGTTATACGTTGATGTGTTTGATTTATATATGTAAATTATGTCTTTTATAGACAACGATGTACCATGTTGCATCAAAATATCAATTAATACTACCTTTGGCATAGCTAAAAATACACTATCAACTCTTCTATCTTCTCTCATTTGCTCTCTCATGTCGAGAATATCCTGTATTGTTGTTACAGGTTCCTCAATGATAACTTGAGGATCTTCTTGTACTTCTTCTTGGTTCACACCATTTAAGAAATTAGCAATGTTTTCACGCTCTGCGTAAATTATTGCTCCCATCATGCCTATTAAGGCAAGAGTTATTAATACTACCCAAACTATTATTCTTGGCGGTTTAGGTTTCGCCATCAAATCATTTTCCATTTTGATAATGTTTTAAAATTAGTAATTAATCTCCCCACAACCAATCTTGGAGTAGTTCTTTAAAGTTTTCTATTATGTAATTTCCATCCCCTCTTTCTTTTATCTTCAGAGAAGTCCCGACATCAGCATAGGAAATGCCCAACCCATCGTAAGAAAGCAAAATGAACAAACCCGCAGATTTATTATATCCATCTTTTCTGTGTAACCAAGAATAGATGTAATAATAATCGAACTTAGGTGTCCAAGGTTTATTACCATTACTAATGAAATTTAGAGCAGCTATAATTGTACTAAGCTGTTCATACAGATTCAAATGCTTATCTTTATAAGTTCTGGGTTTTCTACCTATTACTTTACAAGCATCTTTGTAAGATTTAATTTCTTCTCTTTTCATACTTTTATTGATTAAAATGTTACTTTATAGTATCTCCAACGAAATATACATGATGATATAGATAGTATTTTACGTATATAGTACTATTTTGATTTGTAATAGGATTACGTAATGTAAACTTATATTCTTCATCATTAGTAATACTTCTCTCTTTATTAACTAATATATAATTCTTGTACTTCATTTGTAAATCTACAAAATTATATACAGTTTTGGACTCTTCGTATTCTCTTTTAATTAGAATGCCAACAATATATGTTATTATTGCTATTACTAATATTCTACTAATTCGATTTAATTCATAATATTTAATTACTTTTATCATAAATTGATTTTAATGTTAATTACTAATTATAAAAGGCATTAGTTTTCATAGGTACAAACTGGAAGATTTATTTAACCTACTACTTAACACACTCGCCACGTGAAGGCTGCCTTAATGAGTGCAATCAGTATATCTATATTCACATATAAATATACTGACAACAGTACGCTTACTGTTATGCTTAATTAATCAATCTGTACAATTAAGAATGAAACGATGATTAAATAAACAAATGGCTCATACTATAAATCTAAGGACGAACGAACTTGGCTATATTAAACTATATGACATCTGCGACTAGGAGAAGGTAATATTGCTGTCTAATATAGTTGTTCCTGATTTTAACGTCTGCACTAATACTCGTGACACCACTACTATAAACACGAGATATAAGCCCCACAGGATTGTTAAGGATTCTCACCTTATAGACTGTTTGTAGATAATATCTCATCTACAATAAGATTATCTATTACATACTGCTGAATACAAGTTATTTTTTTTCTTCATAATTTGATATTATTTATTTGTTAGTTAATGCAATAAAAAAGTAATAGAGTAAGCGCATTAATATAGTTATGGAAAACACCACTATAAGCTATGCTAAGAGCTGTCTGATATAAGACCTCATTTTTCTCTTACTCTATTAAAAAAACACTTTAGTTCTAACGCCTCTGCGCCTTCATACTACGTTTCTAGAACGTCGTAACGTCCCAATTAGGGAGATATACATCATACACGAGTTTTCATATAACATTGTGTTGATATAATAGTTAGATATCCAAAGTATTAACACTTATTGTTCAGTTAGTGTCAGACTGTTAAGCACCTCATTAAGCTCTATCGAGGTATAGCTTTCTATCTTCGCTCTGCTTACTTCGAGCTTGGTTTCTGTCTCTAAAAGATGTGCGCCAGTTGGAACCTACAACTGCATCTACCACGTGGATTCATAATCTGTCTTTACTTGCGCATAGTAAATAGGATTATGTTTTTTTTTCTTGACTCACACTTATTTCATATACGACTTGTCACGTATCATCGGTGGTTTAAGAAGAGAAGCATAATAATATAGTCCTTAGCGCTACCTAAGTCTTTATAAGGGCATACCTAACTTATATTATTATACTTTAACGTGGTTAAATTATGTTTCACAACATATGAGGATAATTTGCATTTCATAGAATAATTACTTTGCGAATAAATCTGTATATCTTAGTTAAATAACCATATAGATAGATATAATACTATCATTGTGATTATTACTGATAACATACCTAATTCTGTGTCTTTATCCATATGATTATTTATTTAGTTAATGATTAAATTGCATTTTACACCTAAAACTTATAACTAAAGGAATTCTCTACTCTGGCGTTATGACTCTAGGAATCAATGTTGTAGTAGCTAAGTATTTACATGGATAGTCCACAACCTTTAGATTTACATAAGAAACTGGTGCCCTCAATGTCTTGGGATTGTTACACAACTCCGTAGCTTACGCTACTCCGAAGTTATTGAGTTTTTTATTTATAGAACAAGCGCATTATTTTCGTTATGCTATTCTCTTGTTCTAATTTGTTCTCTTACTCATCATCTAATCTTAAAGTAAGATATAGAATGTGAAACACATTAAAAGTGAGATAAAAGATTACACCATTAATCCCTCCTATAATGTAATAACAAAATAGGACAGATATAATGTTCAATAGTCCGTGTATTAATGAATGCATAGGCAAAGTTGTTATGTTGATAATAAATGTTGATTTGCAAAGCAAGCAGAGCCCACATAACAGTAGGCAATGCTTGTTGGGTGAAAACCGCCATATATTAAGCGATTACCTCAGTAATGTCGGCCGCGGTTTCACATGGAATATAAGCACCTGATTCAAGTCCCCTTTCAAAAGTCCTTTTGCATAAGGCATCAGCATTTCCACCGTTCTCAGCACATGTACCGTCAGCATTTTCAAACAGTGTTAAATTAACACTTTTAAACACTTTCGGTATGTACTTCGTTTTAGTCACTTCAATGGTTTTGCCATTACGAACAACCTTCTCCGTTACTTCCTCCTCCGTTTCATAGACACCAGTAACAGAGCTTTCTTTGCGAATGTAAAACTCCGTACCCGTTGCCCATGATACCGACATTAACCGTATTGGCGCACCCTTAACTACATTTCCGTGCTCGTCCACCTCATAGAGTTTTTCTAATTGCTCTACTTGTTTGTCCGTTGACGGAAAAAGTGTTTTTGTAAAGTTAAAACGCCTTGACATCATAGCGAACGGATTAATACAACCGTCCTCATCTACTACGTTTGCACTCTCGTCACCTTCAACTCCCGTTGCTTTAATAATAAAGTACGGCATTTCGTTCTCTCTCTCAACTTTAACAAAACTTGTTACGTTACACTTCATAACTACACAATTTAAGAATTATACAATACACGATAAAAAGGGAACGCCAATACCAAATTAGTACGGGGTGTTCCCTGCCGATACTTAATAGAGGGGAGTGAACTTTTGCTACTCCACACACGCACCACCTCTCTCAAAAAATTTTTATAAAATTTTTTATATTTTATTTTTAAAATATGTTTAATTTATGTTAAATATCTGTAATTATTCTTAATATTTACGTTATAGATAATATGAAACATAGCATAGATTATTATATAGAACACATTGAGCCTATGATAGATAATCTAAATAGGCAACAAGAAATACAGATTGATAATACTAAGTTTTTAGTATTGAAAGTGCGTACTAAAGATATTACACGTATATTAATAGCTAATCAATATAACTGGAATGGAGTTCACTATTGGGTATATAATACTAACACAAAACAAGTAGAAAATATAATTCATAGTACTTACCATTTCATGTTTAGATTTAAACAGCGTCACTTATCTATTACTAGACTATCAGAAAATAAACAAATAACAGTATGCATGGTTAATATGTTTAAGTATTCATATAACTTGTTAAACTGTACATCTTCAGTTTATGTTACATATAAGAAGCTATCTAAACTAGGAGTCCCACATATAAGATTTATTACATATATAAGAAAAACTACTAATAGGTGATACTATTCCGTTTGATAAATCTGCAGAGATGTATAATAGATCTACATATATAGGTCCTGCAGATGACGGATGGTCTGAGATAGTA